TTCGAGTGATTTAAGGTGTCCGCCAGTCCTGTAATCCTGTGCAGCCTTCTTGCCCATCTCGTTAAGTGTGTTCCGCATCGCCTTCGCCATGGTGCGTTCGAGCGCGGCACTGACCCTTTCTTGGGCCTGTGCTTCTCGACGCTTGGCTGCTTGGCTGCGGAGATTGATCATGAATTATTTCTTTAGCCGGTCTTCCAGCTTGCGCTTGATGCCCTGCGACACAGAATCAGGCGACGCCTTGTCAGAGGCGAACTTGCCCTTATCCATCTCGCGCATCTTCTTGGCTTTCTCCGCAGGAGTCATAGGGACGTCGCAGCCCTTGCGCATGTAGGAATCGAACTTCGTGCTCATTGCAGGCTCTTTTCTATCAGGCGCACCAGCCTTGACTTCTTTCCGAAGGGAAGGCCAGTGGCGGGTTTCTTGTGAGGGAACGTGCCGGGCTTTTTCACCGGATCAGATGAAATATCATCTGCGCCATCTTTGCCGCCAGCCACATCAGTCCCAGAATCGCCAGGGAAACCAGGAGGCATGACCGGCTCAGGAGGGTTGACAACATCCGCCAGAGGTATGTTAGTGGACGGAACAAGTACGATGTCGCCATCTTCAATTTCTTCGTAGCCGATAGCATCGCGCTTCTCATTTATTGTTAGTGTGGTATTTGAATTAACCTTTTCCCACTTCTCGTAACGGCTGGGATTCAGCGCATCCACGTCGTCATGGTCGGGTTTCAACTTCAGATCTTCGCCATACGTGGGCGTTAGCCAGTGATTCAGCACGTCGCAAAGTTCGTCCAAGCAAGGCAGAACAGTCTCCATGTAGAACGACTGGCGTGCCTCTGCATAATTCGAGTACGTCTGCGCATCCTTCAGGCCAAGCATCTGAGGAGGCACGCCGAACAGATTACAGATGTCACGAATACTTGAGTCCTTTCCGTTGAGCCAGTCCATTTCCAACGGAGTCAGCGACATTGTCTGCCATTCGAGGTTGTTCAGAATAAGCGGACGACGCGCATTCTTTGGTCCACTCAGACGTTCATCTATCTGATTGGCAAGATCGTTCATTTGAGTTGGTGTCATTCCACCTGGCTGGGAGTCAGATGGCTTATAAACGAACGCGCCATTGGGCTGCGCTGCGTTATCAAGCATGTTATTGTTCCACTCGTTCGCCTTGTTGAACGTGCGCATCGCATCGATGCCGGTCTTCAAAGGCGACTGTCCGAACCACGGATCAGTGGGGTTGAAAGAGCGCCAATGCATGATGTCGCTTTCGCCCGTCATTGGATTGCTGGGCCATGCCTTCTTTTTGCCGGCGTTCTCAAGAATGTATTGCTCTGGCGTTGCGAACTTGCCTATCTGGATCTTCATCCAATCAGGACGATGGAACCACAGTTCCAGGATCGGATCTTCCTGGGGAGTATTGATCGAGTCGCTTTCCATCTCGGTCGTGTCGGCCTTCGCAGGTGCTCCCGTACGCAGCACACGTTCAAGATACGAATTTCCGTTCAGCAACCGGAACGAAACAAAGGATTTCCAGAACAGATATCCTGGCGTCCAGGCGTTGGGACGCTGAAGTCGCTTTATGAGCGGATGATCTTCAACCTCTTCGTCTCCTCGATAGAGGCAGAGCGGAATATGCGCGACAGAATCAGCGATCTTGTTCACGCACGAATAGACAGCCATGCACTTCGCATAGCCTTCTTCGTTAAGTCCTTTGAAGTCAGACTTGGGGGATTGTGGGTATCCAGGTGCCCAACCGGCAATCACGTCTGCTGCTGCTGAAACCTTTTCTTCTCGTCCGAATAGTTTAGACCAGAGGCTCATTTGTCACCCTTACACGTCCAAGGCGCAGAACGCTGCGCATGAGCGTTCGCTGCCTGCTTGAATGTGCGCCACCACGCAAGGACAGATGAACCGTATAGCCTCCCAATAATCAGTGCGATGGTGTTCATGCTATTGCGGGGCCTCCACCTCTTGCCAAAATGTTGAACGCGCCTGTGGATCCATCTACCTGATCGTCGTGCGGAATCTTGGAAGGCTTGTCATCCACCTGCGTCCAATCTGCAAACATTTCCATCTCTTGCAAGTAAATCTCATTCCACCTCCCAGCTATCAGTTTCACATTCCCCGCTTCGACCTGTGCGGACATTGGCCAAGCCCTTGTTATTTTTGACGTATGTACCGGATTGGCGTAGAAACGACGGTCAGGGAATAGTTTTGAGAGACTTGATATTTCTGACACGCCCGCAGAGCCAGGGTCCTTTTCAGCCCATATCTCGCACTCATGACCGTCCTGGTCGGCGCACTGACGCATGAGGCGACGAACCCCGTCTGGCGTCGCGCGAACTCGTTTTACGTCAAGAATGTAGAAAATGCCATTTAGCACACGCATCTTAACGCCTGCGGTCCAGTCAGGATCACCCGACCCTGGCGTCTCCTCTGTTGCTGCGCGGTCCCAGTATCGAATCGTCCGACCTTCTGCCGGTGCTGCGTCGAGGATCTTCCCAAACCATTCACGGCGGAATATCATGCCCGACACGGCACGAACTTTCCAATTGCCGTTTAGCAATCGTTCACGCTCAACCAATGGAAGTGCGTGTAGATTGGCGATATAGTTGGGATCATTCGCCATTAGGATGATATTGTCTGTGACCAGTGATCGGATAAACGTAAACGATTTAGGGGTCTGACCTGTCTTTAGATTTTTGAAATCTTCCTTGTTGTCTTCCCAAAGTATGTTTTCACCGTCACGAATGAACCACCGAATCACGCCATCACGCTCTGGAATAGGAAGTCCAGTTGCATCGTCTATCCACCAGGCGATAAATGTTGCCACCCACGAACATGGGTCAGGATTGCACGTTCCTCGAATATATGGTTTCACTCCACAGTTTTTGCTCAGTCTGTTACGACTGACCATGTAGAAGAATTGTCCCTTTGTGAAGTGGGTCAATTCATCAAATGCAATATATGGAATTGCACTTCCCTGCCATTGATATTTATCCTTCTCATGCTGCATATGAGAGAATGCAATGGTCACATCGCTTTTGGGCCAATACCATTCGCATGCGCTTTGCTTTGGTATAGCTCCAGCGTGAATGTAGAATTGCGCCGCCGTGTCCCATAGTCCACCCTCGTTGGTGATTTCAGAATATGTTCGTCGGAATATAACGCCACCGAAACCTGGAACATTTACGCAACGCAATGGGTCCAGCAATTCGACAACTGTTTTTCCTCCTCCTGCACCGCCTCCGAAGAAGGCAATATCGGCAGTGCACGACATGAATTTTTCTTGCGGTCCAGATTGCGGACCAATTCTCACGGTTCACGCCCATTTCTTGGAATATAGAACACAATAGGGTCCACGACTTCGTTTTTGTCTTTCGCTACATCATCTATATCATTTTTTGGTGAGTCATTCCATTTTGCAACCGCTTTCAAATAGAACATCAGCAATCTAGGGTCTGGCAATATTCCCTTAGCCGGATCGCCTGTTGCAGCATTGTATAGAATTGATCCGGCTCGACCGATAGCCTGCGCCTTGCCCTCGTTATAATGACACGCCATCCAGCGCATGAGGCTTTTCTTCGCAATCTGCGTATACTCGGAAACCTGCTCGAATGTGCATCCAGCCGCAGCAAGTTTTTTAACGGTCAGAATAAGATCTGGCGTTATGTCGGACTTGCTACGAATAAGACGCATCTTCACGGAAGTTTTACCTCATACTCATACAATTTGATATTTCTGGAATGTATTCAAAACTTGACGGATATCTAAACGCAGATTTTTCGATTCGTTGTTTTCTAAGACTATCTACTCCGCCTTTTCCGCCTTTCTTTTTTTGGAAATCTCCGCCTTTCGCCTTTCCTATAAACTTCCACCTGTTGCTTTTTGAATGTGAAGCTATAAGTCCGGGATGGTTTGTAACGATTATAAATCTTTTGCCCTCTTTGTTGAATGTATTACCAAGCCAATTTGTTCCAATCGCACCAATGCCCAATCCCTGCCAATCTGGCAACACAACTATTCTATGTGCATGCCATATGATTTTTGAATGAGGATGTGGGAAATATAATGCGCTGAAGAATCCCACCATGCGTTCGCCAACGAATGCTCCATAGCATCTAGCTGCACGGTTGATGGTTGCATTCATATAGTGATGCTTTTCAAACATTCGCCAAGCCGATGTTGTGATCCTGTATATGTCCAATTGTATTTCTGGCCTTCGCTGAAGCGACCTCCATACAATTTTTCCTTCTGATGGAACAAGCGTCCAATCAGGTTGCAACCAATCTGCAATATCGTAATGACATGTGATAGCGACGAATTGTCGTTCAGATCGTCTGATGAATTTTTGTATTGTATGGCTTGCGACCTGTGCAACTTGTCGATCAACAAGACTGGTGAATTCATCGACCACAATAGGCGGTCCATCCTTTGGCGTTTCTGCCATGAGTCGCGCCATGTCACAACGAAAGCGTTCCCCATTGGACAGAACACAATGCGGTCGCATCCACACGGGAGGTGATGATAGTCCCATGTTGTTGAGCAATGAAACAACATCAGTGACCGACATTGACCGTGGAAATTCATCAACGATTGATCGATTGCGTTGCCATTCGAATCCCTGATGGATTTCATTGAATAGTTTTCTGGCGATAGTTGTCTTGCCATCACCTGATGGCCCAACGATCAAACCGATCTTCCACGGCCTTGAGGCCAGGTCTTCTTCTATATCCCACTCCTTGCGTTCCATTCCGTTGGGTTGCATGTCGAGCATTGCGCCCGCCTGCAACATGCGTGGCGTTACGTCAACGGAGCATTCAACGGTTACATGATGGCGCGGCATTTGTATCCTTTCTCCATTAAATCTGTCAGCACCTTTTCCTGGTGCGTCAGATCAGTG